ATGAACGATCCTATGTTTGTCGAAACGCTAATTATTTCCTCATCATTTTTTATCATCGCGATTATTTTGATTGCTTCCGTGCTGCTGCTGGAAAACGGCTGACCGTTAGCCAGCCGCTGTATTTATTGTTTACGGAACGTCACCAGTTCAGGACGGGCGATACGCAGATAGTCCTGGGTATCCATAATCACCGACTTTTCCAGCAGGCCGGCGTTAAAGGCGATCTCATCGAAGCGCTCAAACAGCAGCGGATCGGCGACCAGCGTCAGATCCGGATGAAAGCTGAAGGGGGGAATGGCGCCGAAAACGCAGCCGGTAAGCGCATCCACTTCTGCCGGACTGGCGAGAGAGGCCTTTAGCCCACCGAAATGGCTGGCCAGCAGGCTCAGATCGGCCTGCCGATCGGCGGCAAGGATTGCCAGAATATGTTTCTTAACGCCGTTGCCTTTTACCTTGCAGACCAGTGCTTTTGCACCCTGCCGGAGATCGGTCCCGCGAATTTCACTGACCGCTTCGCATTTCCCAACGGCCTCATGCGCCACCACGCGAAAGCGCGCCTCCTGCTCGGTTAATAAGCTGATTAGGCGCTGATGGGTCGTCGTCCCGGTCACGTCATCAGACATAACGATTTCACCTGTGATTTGCCAATACGTAGCTTGCTACATTAGCACGGGACGGAGAGGGCTGAAAGAAAACAGCCAGCGGGAGCGCTGGCTGTTGGGTCATGCGTTGCTGGTGGATGACTGTTTCTGGAGCAATTCGCTAAAATCTAAGTGACTGAATTTAATTCGTAAAACTCTTTCCCCAAAACATCCCCAAAATAATTCCCCAAAACTCCCTGTTTAAATCACAACTTTTTTCCATTCTAGACCACGATCATCTCCATACATTACGCTCATTGCTTCGGTTTTATGCCCTAAAAGAGTTTTGACATCTATACCCTGAGCTTTGTATGTTCTTGATGAAAGCGAGCGCTGTTCATGAAACGGCGGAAGGGCAGTGCAATCCTTAGGCCAGGTGATATTTGCTTTATCTCTTGCCTCCTTAAAATATCTTGATATTGTTTTTTCGGGAACGTGAGATCCCGCTTTACCGTAAGCGTGATGCTTAACATGGTGGATCAGATAAGGGCTCACTACTCTATCGCGACACTTACTAATAACATCAGCCAGAGTCAACCCGATTGCATCGCACTTTAAATTTAAGGGAATAGCTAACTTCATTCCGGTTTTATTTTGGGTAACATGAAGGTGATTATCCCAAATGTCACTAAACTTCATCTCGACTATGTCACCTATCCTTTGCCCGGTTACTAAAGCCAAAAGCATAGAATTTTGAGCGCAAGGCGGCAAAGAGCCTGCGCTTTCAAAAATCAATTTCCATTGTTCAATGCTAAGTCTGCTTCGTTTCACTTTGGCTATTGGATTTTTTACAGCTAAGGCTGGGTTGTAGCCAGGATCAACCTCGCCAGCATGCTGCGCCTCTTTGAACACGTCGTTTAGTACGCTTCTTATCAGTTGGCCCATTCTGTGCTTTCCCTCTGCCTTATATTCATCAATAATTTTTGCAATGAGTCTTGTATCAACATCCTTCAGGCGAAGGTTTGGCACTCTATCTGCGAGAATCTGAGAACATAATCGTCTGGATTTTACAGTAGGGTTTTTTATCTCACCGTCACGCAACCTTTCCATCTGAATTTCGATGTATTTTTTAATCCACTCAGAAACACGTATACCTTGATCCTTTTTCCCTGAGCTCTTCATTGCCATATCAATCAGAGCATAAGATTGCTGAGTTTCTTGTTCTGCGGTTATACGGTTCATCTCGATTGCAGCAGCTTTTGCCGCTTCATCATCTGTACCGAATCCAATAAATGAACCTGTTACAGGGTGGCGATATTGCCAATAAATTTTTGAAGTACGCTTATCTAACTTACAGTAAAGGTTGGGTATTTTGACATTATGTTTTCTGGGGCGAGCTGCCATTTATCGCTTTCTCCACTAACTGGCGGGCCTTGTCTGATAATGATGACGAAATATCAACACTGCCAACCATGCCAACAAAACGAGCATCTTCATCTATAACCCAGCGTCGACCTTGCTTTAAGGCTGGTGGATAAGTCTGTTTGGTCTTTGCTATTTTGTTTAATGCTGAGTTGCTTAATGGATATTTGAATCCATTAGGACCAGATGCCCACTCATGAAGTGTTACTAACTGCCCCATGCGTTTCTCTCCACTTAACCGGCTGCACCCGGTGTTTATTTCTGCAATTTATCCTTCATGCTCTTAACTGTTACCGTAAGCAGATCGATATCAGTCACTTTGCCATGAATTATTTCAGCTATCCGCTCAACGATAGCGCGGTATTTTGTTTGTTCAGCACCCTGAAGCATGGCGGTGCGGCGACCAGCTTTCCACGCAGATTCGGCCATAACACCAAGCATCTGTTTAGCTGCCGTGGTGTATTGGTTTTGCTGATAATGCTCATGCCATTCTCTACCGAACCATGAATAAAAATTATCATCAGCATCAACTACCGGCGCTGGCGGGGCGGTGTATAGCTCTGTACCAAGAGCAGGTTTGCGAGGTACGCCGTTATCTGCGTACCAACAAACCCCAACAGTCTCAACCTTCGCCACCGGAACAGCATTTTTCTCCGCTTCGAGCGATGCCAGCGCCAGCTTCATCGCAGCCAACGCCATAGCCGCGTCTTCGTTTACTGCGCCGGGCACAGCATCGCGCTCTTCTTCAAGCTCCATTATGGTCTTCACTAGCCATTCTTTTAGGGTAGTGCTCATTGGGCGGCCTCCTTGCGAAGTTGGACGGCGATGTCTTCGAGTACTCCATCAGCGAACGAGCGATCGAAATCCCCCTCTGGCGCATCAGCCATAAACTCTGTAGATGTGAGAATCATCCGTGCGATGTCTGCCGCGTTCTTCGCCGTGTCATCGATAAACCCAGCCTCCCATGCGGCCAGCATCCTGTTAGCAACAAAGTGAGCGCCTTCCTTGTGGGCCTGCGCCCGCACTTCAGCCAGGCATTTGCGGAATTCAGCAACGTATTGTTCGACACTCATTCCCCAGGTTAACGGGCATTCTTCGACGGTTTCGCCTTCGTATTCTTCATCAGGGACTTCTTTGGTAAAGAATTCGCGCTCGATGGCATGGAGCGTATCAGCGAAGCGGCGTAGGTTTCTCAGACCTTCCGTGATAGAAAATTCAGGAGCCTCGCAGCCAGCGCCCATCTGCTGATATACGGCGGTTTTGAAGGCCTTCAGCCCCGCATTCTCCGCAGCCAGCGCCGCAGCTTCATTACGAACCTTACGCAGTTCCAGAACAGCTACCTGCACTGCATAAGCGAACATAGCAGCAGGGCGGTCACTCACTTTTTCACTGTCTCGTTGCATGTTGACTGCAATAGTCATCAGTTCATCCAGCTGTTCGCCGGTCATTGGTTTATTGGCTGTCATGATTTTGCTCCTGCTGCAATTTGTGTTGCTTAACGAAGTGGGCCACTGCCTTTGACTGGCTGGTGACAATCCCATTAAGGATGACGTTCTTACCGCGATAGATTTGCGCTGTCCCGATCTCTGTACCTTCAAGTCTGACGTAAAGAGTTTTCCCTTTGATCTCAGTTTCAGGGACTGGTTGTGACAGGCGGTAAGTTTCACGCGCTTCGGCAATCGCTTTATGTTCGTCCATAATCGACAGCGCCTCGGCCAGGGCAGCCCCTTCAAGAGTGAAGACACCTTCATCACTGATCGTGGCCTGCGCCATCAGCTCAACGAAACGGCGTGCGTTCTTTACGCTCAGTTCCGGCGCGATAGAGCTACGGGTTACTTTCGATTTACCTTGGGCAGCCGCTACAGCTTTATCATGTTGGAGAACTTTCCCGGCCTGTTCGCCATACTCCATAACGCGATCAACCGCGACATCGACTGACACAGCGCCGGATTTAACCTCCTGCTGAACGTCATGGTTCGCCGTGCTGAGGAGCAGCAGCTTCTCGACGGTGGCCACAGACTTATTCACCAGCTTTGCTATCTCGCTGGTGGTCTGGTTAAAGGCGTTATGTAGCTCCTGAATAACAGCTGCCTGTTCCATATCGGATAGCGGGAGCTGGTTGTTACTGGTCATGATGCGCGCCAGTCGCTGAACATCGTTACCGTTGAACGGCATGATATGGATGCGGTCTACTGGCTTACCAGCTTCTGCACAGCGCGCATAGCAGCGACGCCGACGATGGCCTTCAACAACCCACACTCCACCTTCATCACGGGCGATAACCTCCAGCGGGGGAACGGAGCCACCGTTCATCAGGTAGTTGAAGAGGTCATCATCTGCCTGGCGGGTTCGTTCATCATCTTCGCGTTTGTTGAAACCTTCCCGCACATGGATTTGGTCAAGGCTGATGAACATCCCGGTATCGGTGCGCTTGATGGTCCCGTCACGGGTCATTTGCTTGAATGAGTTAGCCATCAGAGAGCCACCTCGCTATTTTGGGAAATGACGACGGTAGACAACTCACGTAGCTCTCGCTGGGCTTCCAGTAAATGCATATTGGTTCTGATCTTCGTGTGGCGTTCAACAATGCGGTCACACTCTTTGGCCCAGCTTGCGACATCTTCACGCAGAGTAGCGTTCTGAACAGCCAGTTCTTTACGCTGCGCCATCGCTTCGCAAAGCGCGACGCTTGTATAGTCCAGGCGGTTAGCCAGTTCGGTCATAATGCCGCGATAAGCTGGCGGAAGGAGAGGGGCGGCCTTACGCGCTGCGTCGATCAGCTGCTCCCGGGTCATACTTGGTTGTAACTCGGTGATGTTCTGTGTGTTCGTCATGGATAGTTTCTCCGTGTTATACGCGCTCTGCACAGCGCTGAATTTTGGTTGCACGAATCCCGGCACTTGAATGCTGCCAAATTCGTATTTATTCATTAGGTATTAAAAATATTCGCGATTATCAGAACGAACGCGTTCGAGAATAATTTTTGCTTCATCCAAGGTTGGTGCAAGCAAGGCTTTTTCTATCGCTCTGGCAAAACTAATCGCATCGCATTCGTAACTGTCTGCCCGTGATTCCCAATCAGATGCCTCTTCTTCAGCAGAAGAAATACGGTCATCGTATTCATATTCCAGCTCGTGGCGAACCTCAGCGCGAAGACTTTCACGAATAATGTCTGACGCTTCTTCAAGTGGAAGGATGACCAGTAAATTTTCGGGCTGATAAGTACCATATTCAACAGCCAAATCATTTGTAGACATGCTACCTCCAGAAAAAGCGCCCGCAGCTGAGCGGGCAAATAACATTTTTCCAATCCAACCAGAACAGGCTCATCGTCTCCTGTTGGTTGAGATGGCGTTATTACCATCACCAAGCACCCTGAGGATGCTTGAGGCTGGCAGCCACAATCGACACTGCAATGTCGACACGTTACTTCTCCACAATTGAGAGCGCGTTCTCCTGAGTTGATTTAACGACTACGGCCTCTCAAGTTGAACGCTGAACGCGCTTTCAGTTGTGTAAAAGGGGCGGTCGACATTAAGGACATTCAAAACTGCCGACCGCCAAGACTACACACAGCATCTGGTACAGCTACTACGGTTTACCACGGTCCTAACGTGATTCGTTTGTGGTGGCTGGTGCTGAACTCCAGCTCAGTGGCGCGGTGTTTCAATATCGTAACCGCCCGTTCCATCCGCGTTTGATCAGTCCGTATGCTCGCTTAGAACGTTTCGCCTGCTTATCTTTTCTCAACCGTTTGACGGTCAGCCCCGTCATTCACCACAACTGAAAAAGAGCGGTCCACCTTCACCATGCTTTGCCTGCCACCATTGGGATTGGTTACTACAGCAGTCGAAGGGTACAGTTTTTCATGCCCGCGCTCTTTCAGTTGCATCCTCGTCTCTTCCGAGGTGTCACACCTGATCGCCACGCTGGTGAAACGTCTCTGGCCGTCGTACTTGCCTGGCTTGCACATTCCGGCTACCCGCTGGATCTGGATACTTGAAGGAATCCCCGGACCGCTGCGGCACATGTGCCATATGCCGTACTGCTAACTGTTAGAAGCTAATGAAATTAATATGTACCAATAGTTCAATTATGTAAAGTACCAAAAGTACATTTAATGATTGCAATGCAATAATGTGTTGATTTTTCGGGTTATTTATTTTTATCAGATAATGATGTTATGATTAAATAAACATCAGAAAGGGGCGCATTAATGGATTTGGACGATGAAAGGGTAAGTATGATTGTTCATGCCATGGGCAGGGCGGTTATGGATTTGTCGCTCTCAGGCCAGCCATTGACGCAGGAGGCTATCATCAAGAAGCTGGAACAGTACCGCAGAGAAACGGGCAATGTGATCGGCAAGGGAGTTAACAGGGATGCTGCGGAGATAGTGAGGGAAGGTAGCCAGGCTGTGAAGTAGGCATAAAAAACCCGGCTCAATGGCCGGGAATTCATTTAGTTCGCGTTCTCGCAACCCGGCTGCCCACGGTCAATAACTTCGGTTCCCTCTACAATAAATCCGAATTTACCGAACAGGAAAGAGTGGTTGAATTGAGTGACAACAACGTCAGAAAGAGCAACAGAGCATCTGTTCTTCTCAATAGCACGATCAATGGCCGTTTTCACATTCGGAATCCCGAGCGGGAAAATCACGACTGGAGCAGAGTCTTCTGCTTTAACGCGCGCGCCTTTAACGAAATTGTTTGAGTTGAGATTGTAATTTTTAGTACTCGCTACAGTCAGATCCGCCACGCGAGAGCTGCACCCAGCCAACATCATTACCCCAAGAGCTAAAGCTAAAACTTTTTTCATTTTTTGTTTCCTTTGATTGCAATCGGAAACATCTTAACATAAAACGAGGTCTTTGGAGATCACCTGTTCTAAGGGCTTTCAAACATTAAAAACCCGGCGCGGTGGCCGGGTGCAGCTAATTATTACTCTTCGAATGGTTCTTCTGTAAAATTGATATATGGTAAATTAAAAGATCCAAGCCCAGACATACTGATTAGCTGCTCGGCGTAAGATTTTATGTAGGGGTATGCTAAAGATGGTGCAATTGAACGAACTTCAAATGAAGCGAACAATTCGCTCGATACTTCAGAGTCAGTTGTGAAATCAAAATCATAAGAAATATCCACTTTAACAACATTTTCGATTGTCACCTCAACTTCATAACGAATTCTGAAGAGGTTCTGATCCTTGGTGTTTCCGTAAAATTCATTAGAAATAGTTACATTAGCTTTAGCTTTCTTTTTACCGCTATCACCCTGAATCATTTCAAGGGTAGCTTTATGAACTTTCTTTGAAACAAGATTTAATTTCATGATATTAGATTAAAACTCTCATCCAGGTAACGAGTGTTAGTTGAGTGAACCTTTGTGCCAATCACTCCATCAAAGATTTTGGTTGCTCTAGCCCGCGAAAATGTGTGTTTAACCGCTTTTAGTTCTTTTCTTTCGGAACTCATAGAGAGTGGACTAACCACCTCTGCTCGCTGAGTAATCCTTCCATGTGCAATGAAATCTGGTATGTTCGAAAAACCAGCATCTATATTCATATGAGAGGAAACTGACACACCAATTAACTCAAGCAACTCATCGCTAGAATCCAACGGCGTCCACTCTAATTCATTGACATCTTTAATCAAAATTTCCGCAGGAATGCCAAGTCCATTATGTATTTTTCGAATCATAGGCAGGCTCAATGGGCGCTTCCGGTTAAGCACTTCAGAGACTTTAGATGCTGAACCGATAAATTGCTTCATGTCAGCAGAAGTTAATCCCTCTTGATCCATGCGGAATTTTATGGCCTCAATGGGATCTGGCTTGTCCATCTGGAAATTGGCTTTTTCATAATGACCAACGAGAAGAGTTAGCAACTCGAACTCGTCCATTTGGTCTGTATCAACTTCAAGGCCGGCATTGGCTAGCTCAATGATGCGAGCCATAGCTTTATCATAGTCACCTTTGGTTTTAATGATTTTCCAGTTTTCCATAATCTCAAAGCCTCCACTTATCATACTCGGCATGAGTCCCGACTTGCTCAACAATCACCGTTCCAGCCACAAACACCACCTGAACAACCAATCGATAATCATTACCTTTAATGTTAAAGATAACCCTATTGTTCGGACGAAAATCGGCATGGCTGAATCTATTTTTAATGTCCTGAGGAGTTTTCCATTTAGCTCTACACGCTTCATCATACCAAGCTTCAAGTGGCCCTTTTGCCTGGTTGTGCTTCTTGATGAACTTCTGGAGCTCCTCTAATCCTATGACAATCATATCTTGCCAACGTTCCCCTTTTGGGAATTATAAGATAAATTCCCAAAAAGGGAATGGTTCATACAAACTTAGTTAACCTTTAAGCTGTGCAGTTAGTAAGATTGCTCCCCTCAACAAACGTATCGTCAGTCCATTTTGCTAACGATTCTTGCGATACCCATGCGGCATACCAAGGAATAACATGCCATCACATCAGTCGCAGCCTCGTTTCTATAGCTTGTTATACGCTATTGACTCATGGATGAGTGCTTTGCCCATGATGTATAGCTGGTCCTGATTCTCTTCAGTTACGTACCAGTCTTTGTATGCCGGATTATCTGAAAGCACGGCTAACTGTAATCCCTGCATTTGCAGGCGCTTGACATGAAAGTGTTGCCCGAAAACAAATGCATAAACTCCGTCAACCTTGAAGTTCCTTACTGACACATCAAAGAAGAGGCGATCACCAGATTGAATCGTTGGGCACATGCTGTCACCGTCTACAGTCATGACCTTCACATCGTGCTGAGGTCGGTTACCAAAGAGGGAGCGCGCATGTTCACCTGTGAACTCAATAGCATGCAGAACTTCTACAAACTCAGAAATCATGAACGAGCCTGGCCCCGCACTGACAGTCAGGTCGAGAACGTCGACGCGGTAAACGTCATTGGCAATACTGGCTTGCCTTTTGATAATCCCATCCTCAGAAGAGTCACCTAACAGGTAAGTGGCAGACGTGCCAAGATAAGCTGCTAATTCCTGCAACTTTCCGCGCCTTGGTATTGCTTCCCCGTTAAACCATTTGCTCACAGCTTTAGGTGTTAGCTTCATTTTCTTAGCAATTTCTGCCTGTCGACCATGAATCTGTAAACCAGCTTTTTCACAGGCCAGCGCTAGCCTTTTGGAGAAGTCTTGTCGCGCTCTTTCTTCCTGAACCATGAGTTCAATAATAGGTGTACTTGCGTGAACTATCAGTTCCGTCATAATATGTACTTTAAGTTCATAAAGTGAGGTTCATATGCAAGAGGAAAAACTCCCAACTCTTACCGAAGCAATCAAGGAGATAGGTGTCATTGCCATCTCTTCTGCGTGCGGATGTAGTGTTCGTTCCATCTACAAGTGGATGAAAAAAGGATGCCTGCCTCGTACAGATTTTACTGGCGAGACTAACTATGCGGAAAAAATCGCTTTAGCCTCCGAGGGAAAATTCTCAAAGGAATTGATCAAGGCGATTAGTCGTCCCCAAAAGCCTACAGATTCAGCGGTTTGATAGAAACCACAGAAAAGAGGATATGACCGTGGGTATAGAACCTGAATGGAAAGTTGAGAAGCAGCCCGCCTGGCTAGTGGCCGCAATCAGGAAGACGATTGCCGCGTTGCCAGGAGGATACGCTGAAGCGGCGGAAATTCTGGACGAAACCCAGAATTCACTCTTTAACCGCCTTCGTGCTGGTGGCGACCAGATCTTTCCAATGGGCTGGGCAATGGTGCTGCAAAGCGCTGCTGGAGTAAGTTACATCGCTGACGCGTTCTCTCGTGAAACTGATAACGGAATTCACGTTCCCGGCGCCGTGCCTGATGATGAAAACGAAGAGATTGGCCTGAAACTGGCCGAGCTGGTGGGGAGGCTTGGTGAGCTGGTCAACGCTTACCGTCATTACATTGAAGATGGTGTGGTTGACCGGAGCGAGTGGCAAAGTCTTAACGATATCGCATATCAGTTCAGGGTCACTCTCATGACGTTCCTGAACCTTATTTCCCGTGTTTATTGCCTCCCAGAAATGGGTGAGGCCCGCGAGTGTGCAGCTCCGGGCCCCTTGGCGTGTCGTATCAGTGGAGAAACTAACGCATGAACAGTGTAACGGTAAACAACCGTCTCCCGCAACTACGTGGTATTCCCGTTGTTGGCACCTCGTCGTTTCGGTATGAGCGGATGGTATCAGGCCGCTGGGTTCCATGTAACCACAGCAGGGCTATGGCGATTGTGGGTGTCTGGCGTCGGAAGGGGAGAGCGCTATGCGAGAACTTAACCGGCGTTTCAGAGATCACTATGGCGTCCCGGTGCGCGTCATCAGATGGGAGCCCGAGACCCGACGCGTTATATACCTCCGCGAAGGGTACGATCATGAGTGCTTCAGCCCTCTTGAGCAATTCCAGCGTAAATTTACAGAGTTAAAGGACGACCATGAGCACTAAATTAACCGGTTACGTTTGGGACGCTTGCGCTTCTTCAGGCATGAAGCTGTCCAGCGTTGCCATCATGGCGCGCCTGGCAGACTTCAGCAGTGATGAAGGGGTTAGCTGGCCTTCTATTGCTACCATCGCGCGCCAGATTGGTGCTGGCGAGAGCACGGTTCGCACAGCTATATCTCAGCTGGAAAAAGACGGTTGGTTAACCCGCCAGCAGCGTCGTAAAGGCAACCGCAATGCATCGAATGTTTACCAGCTCAATGTTTCGAAATTACAGGCAGCTGCCTTTTCTCACCTGTCAGAATCTGACGCGTCAAAATCTGATGCATCAAAATCCGACCCGTCAAAATTTGATGCGTCGAAAAACAGTAATAATGGCAGTTTTCACCCGTCAGAATCTGGTGGGGATCCGTCAGTAAAATCAACTACTGATCCATCAGATAAAAAACCTAATTGTCAGGTTGCGTCGCAACCCGACACTGCATGTGTCAATCAGGTTGATTTGATAACTGGTCAGGCAGTGTTAATCCTCAACCATCTCAATGACGTTACTGGTAAGACATTCCGCAAGGGGAAAAGCTCCCTGGATAATATTCGCGCCAGACTTCGTGAGAACTTCACACACGATGAGTTGCTGTTGGTTATTGATTACAAGCACGAGCAGTGGAAAGACACGAAATACTACGAACACATGCAGCCAACAACTTTGTTCAGGCCGACCAAGTTCGAAGGATATTTGCAGAACGCGTTGCGCTGGAATAGCAAAGGCCGACCTAAGCGTGAGGACTGGGACGCTGTCCGCAAACAAGATCCATTGAAATTCGGTCAGCCAGACAAAGCCATCCCGGCAGGCTTCAGAGGAGCGAACTCATGAGCCTTCTGAAAGATATTCAAATTTTCATCGCTGAAAATCGGACGCCTGAACGGGCGTTATGGAGTCGAGTCATGATCGAATTAACGCCGCGTCAGAATGAAGTGTTCGAAGCTATCAAGGTTCATATCGAAAAGGCTGGCTTCCCACCTACGATGCTGGAGCTTGCCGGATTAATTGGCTGCGCATCACCGAACGCTGCTGTAGCGCACGTGAAGTCGCTTAAGAAAAAAGGTTACATCACTGTTGCTCCTGGCGCTGCCAGGGGCATTACCGTCATCAAAACGGAATGTGATACAGATCCAGTGACGATCATCAAAGACCTGCTTTCCGATGGAGATAAGGCCAGAGATAACGCTGTTGAATGGCTGAAAAAACAGGGAGTGACGTTATGAAACTGGTGCTCCCATTCCCACCGAGCGTAAACACATACTGGCGAGCCCCAAACAAGGGGCCGTTAAAAGGCCGCCATCTTATCAGCGAGAAGGGCAGGGCATACCAGAGCGCGGCATGTGCAGCGATCATTGAGCAACTGCGTTGCTTGCCAAAACCATCATCATCACCAGCTGCGGTGGAGATCCTTCTCTTTCCGCCAGATGCCCGCCGCCGCGACATCGACAACTACAACAAGGCGTTGTTTGACGCGCTCACGCATGCTGGCATTTGGGAGGATGACAGCCAGGTGCAGAGAATGCTGGTGGAGTGGGGGCCGAAGGTACCGGGTGGACGTGTAGAAATATCGATCAAGAAACATGAACCTCTGGCGGGTGCAGCCGCCTGATAAGTGGAGAAGAGCATGAATCAGATGAACATCACCGTAACGTGTCCTACGCACCATGCCGCCGCGATAGGTCAACAGATAACGATGTCCAGTCGTGAAATTGCGAAGCTGGTCGATTCCCGTCACAGCAATGTCTGCGTAACCATCGAGCGACTGATGAAATCCGGCGTGATTGGGGGGTATGCTGCAATGCAGTACACCCATCCTCAGAACCAGCAGGTTTACCACTACTACGAAGTTAACAAGAGAGATAGCTATGTGATCGTCGCGCAGCTGTGCCCGGAGTTTACCGCCCGTCTGGTTGATCGCTGGCAGGAACTGGAGAGCGGGGCCGGGATGGTTGTTCCCCAAACACTCCCTGAAGCACTCAGGCTCGCGGCTGATCTTGCTGAACAGAAGCAACGTCTAAGTGAAGAACTGGCAATAGCCGCACCGAAGGCTGAATTTGTTGATCGCTACGTCAAAGCCACCGGGTCAATGACATTTCGGCAGGTTGCCAAGCTCCTTAACGCCAAAGAACCCGAGTTCGCGATGTTCCTCATTGAGAATGGCATCATGTACCGCCTGAACCGCGTGCTTACTCCGAAGAGTAAAGACATCGAAGCAGGCCGATTTGAAGTTAAGACCGGGACCACCAACCAGACAAACTATGCGTTCAACCAGTCTCGTTTCACGGCGAAAGGGGTGCGCTGGGTAGGTGGACTTTGGGCAGAGTATGTCGCTAAGGGGCAAATTACGTGAGAGCCATACTGACGCCTGAAATTGCGCCGATGTCCGGGGTGGTTCTGTTCCGCCCTGGTACCGAACTGCTCTGGCTATTCCGTCAGGGAAGGGTAGTTATTGAGCCACCATCCGAAGCCATACAGCATCTGCCATCGGGATTAATCCCTGAAGCCCACCAGCCTCTTACTGACGATGCCAACATGCAGGCTATTTTCGTTAACGAGAGGGTCATTCAGCGAGCTGGTGGATTGAGTAGCCTTGATGCCTGGCTGGAGAGAAAATTTGAATGTCAGTGGCCTCACACTGACTGGCATGCCACTGACTTCACGGTAATGCGCCACGCTCCGGGGAGCATTCGTCTTTGCTGGTCGTGTGATAACCATTTACGTGAGCAAACCACTGAAAGACTGGCAGGAATTGCCATGCAGAACCTGGTAAAATGGCTGCTGGAAAGGGTAAATATTGATTTAGGTTTCAGCCCTGAACACACTCTTTCGCTTCCTGAGTTCTGCTGGTGGATGGTACGTAATGATCTCGCTGACCTTGTTCCTGAATCAGTGGCGAGTAAAGCACTCAGAATCAAGCCAGAACAGCACAGTTCAGTGATGAGGGAAAGCGACATTGTCCCGTCATTACCGGCTACGCAAATCTTTCAGGAGAAGGCAAAAAAGATAGTGGCGGTGAAGGTCGATCCTGAAACGCCGGAATCTTTCATGCTGAGGCCAAAGCGCCGACGCTGGGAAAACGAGAAATACACCCGCTGGGTGAAGTCGCAGCAGTGCTGTTGCTGTAATAACCCGGCAGATGACCCCCACCACCTGATAGGCCACGGGCAGGGTGGAATGGGTACCAAAGCGCATGACCTGTTTGTGATACCGCTGTGCAGAGCGCATCACGACGAGTTACACGCTGACCCCGTGGCATTTGAAGCGAAATACGGCGACCAGTTAACGCTGCTGTTTCGATTTTTAGATCGTGCGCTGGCAATCGGCGTATTAGCATGAAAAGTGGAGAAAACATGCGTGACATTCAGAAGGTATTAGAGCGTTGGGGAGGTTGGGCCGCGAGCGATAGTTCTGGTGTGGATTACTCACAAATCGCAGCTGGTTTCAAAGGGCTTCTTCCTCAAACAAGTAAATCCCGCCTTTCTTGCACTGACGACGACGCCCTGATTATAGAAGGGTTGACCTGCCCCCACGATTAG